CTTGCTGAGATGAAAGACATCATAAAAGTAAAAGCAGGATTTGTTGATCCTGCTTCCTTTGATGTTAAAAGTTTTAAAGATGCTAGCAAAGAAGAGATGTCAAATATTATACAAGAGTGTATTATATTGGGACAATCTATGAATGTGTATCTTTAATCAGAAGATAAGTCTTCCTGCATAAGAGTTTTGATGTATTCATCATACTCTTCTTTTGTTTTTTCTTCAAAAGCATTTTGCTCAAGAGCTTCATTTTTAAACGTGTTACAAAAGATGTAAATGGTTTGTAATGAAGCAACAAAAGGATCAGTTACATTTTCATCTGCAAGTTGTTTGTTGATTTCATTCATTTCTTCAGGAGTTTTTGTTTCTGTTAAATAAGCAGCAACTTGCAACATACGCAGATGAAAATTAGTACTTACAGGAATGTTGATTACAGCATCCTTTTTTAAAACTTTCATTTTTTCAGTAGTATCCATGATTATTAATTTTTAACAAATGTAAAAAAAATGTCTACAACAACAAAATTAACAGCTGAAGATTATGCTTTTAAATTATATGAAATGCTAAAACCTTCTGGTTGGCATGATGTATTAAAAGGGTTTTTATTATCAGAAGATTTTGTCAATATTATTAAAACGCTTGAAGAATGTGTAAATGATAACAAGCGTTTTACACCACCATTAAAGAATGTGTTTAGAGCATTTATGGAATGTCCTATAGACACATTAGAAGTTATTGTGTTTGGTCAAGACCCTTATCCACAGATAAATGTGGCTGATGGTATTGCTTTTTCTTGTGGTAACACAAAGAAACCTGAAGCTTCTTTAAAGTATATCTTACAAGCAGTAAGTGACACTGTGTATGAAGGTAAAAAAGAAATTAAAGATTTTGATCCTGATTTAAAGAGATGGTCAAATCAAGGTGTTTTAATGCTCAATACAGCATTAACAACAGAAATAGGAAAAATTGGAAAACATTATGACATATGGGATCCATTTATAAAGTATCTTGTTGATATTTTAAACGCTAAGGATAAAGAATATGTATGGGTATTTATGGGTAAAAAAGCACAAGAACTAACTGACTTAGTTGATAATGTTTTGAATAATACTGTAATACTTACATGTTCTCACCCTGCTTCTGCTGCATATGTCAAAGCAGAAAAATGGAATTGTAGTGATGTTTTTAATGACATAAACAGAGCACTGAAATTCCAAAATAAATCTTTACAAATTGTCTGGTAAAGATTTTTTTAAACTTTAGAAGTTTAGTATATTTGTAATCTAATGACAATTTTATGACTGGAAAGTTTCCATGGAAACATTATGGAGATGTAATGAATGATGGTATTGTTTACATTCATTCAAGAGCAACAGGTTCTATTAAATCTTTGAAAACACAATGGGATCAATTTAATTCTATTGGTTTAAATGGTATAGAGTGGCAGTCACTGTATGTAATTGCTGCTAGACCTGGTGTTGGTAAAACACTTATTGCTGCATCATTGACAAGAGAGTTGCAGAAGATTAACTCTGAACAAGATTTTTCTGTTTTACATTTTCAATTTGAGATGTTAGGTAGAAACATGGCGCTTAGAGAGTTATCTGCTGCAAACAATATGAATATTAGGTTTTTACAATCTGCAAAAGACCCTGGTATGCCAGAAATGACAAAAGCAGATTTTGACAAATTAAAAGATTATGCAGCTAAACAATCATCAAGAAATGAGTTTATTGTTGATAAAGCCTTAACTGTAAATGAAATTGGGAACACTGTTAGATTGTTTCATAAACAGACTAACAAACCTTTTGTTGTTACTTTAGATCACACTTTGTTAGTAAAGCAAAGCAGTACAGAGAGTAATAGACAGGTTACATTACAGAATTTAGCTACTTTATTAACAGAACTCAAGAATGAATTACCTGTTACTTTCTTAATATTAACGCAGCTTAATAGAGAGATTGATGATTCTGAACGTCAGAAGCCAGGACAGTTATCTAACTTTCCTACAGAAGCTGATGTTTATGGATCAGATTTCCTATTGCATTGTGCAGATGT